AAAAACGGCATCAACGATTTTGGCTTCGGGAAGTACTTTCTTTAGTTGGGAAAGAACTTGTTGGTCTAGGAGTAGATCGCGTGATTTGAAGATTTTTTCTAGGATCTCCTTTCCACGTGCATCGATTGCTTTCTCACTTACATGCTCTCTTGAACGAGTATCACTCATGTTGTTATATATAATCCAGAGATTTTAAATTTTTTTATAATTCATAAAAAAATTTAAAAAAATAAAATTTATTCAATATCTTTTAAAAGTTTCTTTTGTTTCGTTGTCAGGGTTATCTTATATTGATTATTTTTATCAATTTTTAAAATAGTTTCAACTCTGTCCAATGATAATTTATATCCTTTCATTAATTTAATTAATTCTTCAATATTATTATCCATTATTAATTTGGTCAATATTTTCCCTATATATACATAATCAAATGGATCTGTACTATTGAAATTTCTCGATGCGTTTAATATGTGTTTCTTATTAGATTTCTTAATTGATGTTTTATTCATATCAATCGGAAATTTTGGATTGGAAATATATTTATTTTCTTTCAAATTTGTAGGATTTAAAAAATATGAAGGCAAACAACAGGTATAAAATCCATGAACATCTGTTATATCCCATCGTTGTTCTCCGTAAATATAATTATCAATCACATCGCCAATTGAAAATGATTTGGTAATAGTTTGTATATTTTCTATATTTTGTTTAGCAGTAAATTTAAAATTATTTTTAATTAATTGTTGTAAATAATTTTGATGTATCATTAATGGAATATTAACTTTTTCAACTTCATATAATTGAAGACATTCTTCCATATTTGAATATTTCATAAGTAATGATTTTGCTGAACGAAATAATTCCAATGATATTTTCTTTTCAATCATTAAACCTGTATAATCTTTTAACATATCACTCGTTATTTGTTGGTTTCCATATTCATTTACAATATCATTTAAAATCATACATAATCTTCTAAAATCTTTTTGTGCAAATTTCACAATTTTATTTGCTGTCTCTAAATTTTTAATATGTATTTGTTCTTGATAACATATTTTTTTTAATAATATTAATAACTCATTATCATCGGGATCATTTACTAAAATCTCTATCGACCCCTTTTTTAAAATATTGATGATTTTATTATGTTTTGTATCAAATACAAAAATAATTGGACATATGTGATTTTTATTATTTATTTTCATCATTTCAATTAATTTTTGTTTTTCTTGAAGAAATAATTCAGTATCTAATTCATCAATAATAATTGCACTTTTTTTAGTTTCTTTAATATTGAACATTGAAATAATACTGGAATATGTTGTTAATTCTTTAATATAAACAGCTATATCTTCGGCTTTTTTGAAATTATTTAAATTAATTTTTTTCATATTATAATTGAAATGATTTAGAATGGTTTCTATACGACATGTTTTACCCGTTCCATGTGAACCTGAAATCAGTAAACAACAGTATTTTCCATTTGGGAAATTTTTAATAAAATTTATAATATTTTGTGTTGCTATTTCATCACCAATAATTTCATTAATATTATGAGGTTTGTATTTTTCATAAAATAATTGATTCATATTAAATATAAATATTTTATAATCTTTATATTTGTCTTCACATATATAAAAAAAATCAATTTTTTGTTAGTGTATCTTTGATAACTACAATTTCACCTAATTCTGCGTCGTTTTCTAACGCTTTAATCTCGGAAAAGAATTGTGGATAAATTAGACTCCATTCTGTTTTTGGAGGTAATAAACCAAGTTGTGTATATACATATGCAGCCAGAGCACTGCAGAAAAATGCATTCGTTCTTCTATGATCCATAAATAGAATCTTATCAAGAATCCAAAATTTTTTATAGATGATTGGATCAAGTAAATCGATAATATTCCAATCATAACTTTTATGATATACTGTATTGTAGACAACTTTCAATATATCATGAATATATTCATTTGTTGCTTTCCATTTTAATTTTCGGTATGCTAATATACCATCATATGTTTTAATAACATCATTTAAATCAACAATTTGAACTCCAAATACTTTTCCTCCAGAATCAATATCTTCCAATTCAACTCCATCAGATTCTAATAAAAATATTCCATCTTTTTTATCAGTATTAATTAAAAAATCTGTATTTTTAATAACAATTCCAACATGAGACCATTTACTATTTGTCACATATTCTATCGTTTTAGATCTTAATTCATTTCCAGAAAATAAAATAATATCACCTGTTGATAAAGTTGATATATCCATTTTAATTTTAAATATAATATATTTAAAATTCATATTCTTTAAGTTTTGTAAAAATAAATTTTTCATTTTTTTGATTATAATATTATTGTTTTATGGTATTAATGACAACAAATATTCTGTATCGGAAGTTTCTTCATCAGAACATTCTGAAAAGGAACAACTACTCAAATCATCAATAATTTTTTTATCCTTTTCAAAATCTAATTTTTCTAGAATTTTAATATTTATTGTTTTTTCAATTTCGGTGTTTTTAACTTCAATTGGTTTTGGAATAATATTCGTTAACATTTCAACATATTCTTTTTTTTCCATTTCCGAATATCCATGAAATATTATATATTGAATTTTATATGGAACTAAACCTTGAATAGATAAATGAACTTTATTACAATCTTTATAAGTACATTTTCCAGTATATAAATCAGTATAACATATAACACACTCAGCATTTATTGCTCCATTTTTACAATTATATCCACCAGTACATGTTTTCTTTTCACAACCATAACATATTCTAGTTAATCTTTTCAGTTCATTATACATTTCTGTATCATTTATTAAATCCAATTCTTGGATTTGCTTTTTTGTTAATAAAATATTATATATTTTTCGTCTTATTGGATCAACTTTTTGATCCTCTAAATTATGTGCAAACACACAATTATGATTGTATGGACATTTTCCAGATGTATACATATTATGACAAAGAATTCGTTTTTTATTATTCTCTAATAATTTTGGATCATATTTTTTTGGTTTTTCTGGTTCTATTGTTTCTAATTTAGGAACAAATTTTGGTTTTTCTTGTTCTGTTTTTTTCTTTAGTTGTTTCTTACATACAGTTATAAAACCGTCTTGTTGTTCCATATATATGATACTATGTTTTTTTCATTTATATTATTTTGATTTCATTTTTTTATTGAAATCAAAATAATATGATATTATTGTATATGATGGAATCTATAATTATTAATAAAAAACCATATTCATGTGTCATGTGTTTTGATAATATTAATAATCTTATAAATAGACAACAGATAAAAGCAACTTATCCCAAAGAAGGTAAATTTTGGAGTGGTAAATATTTCTTTTTGGAAAAATTAACTTTATTAGAAAAATTTTTAATTAAAAATAATAAAACAAAAAAAAATGAAATAAAACATCAGTGTCATTTATGTTCTGAAAAAAATCTAGATAATATTTATTATATTTACAAAAATATTATTTGGTTCGATAGTTTAAAACATTATGTTGAAAAACATAATATTAAACCACCATCTAAATTCATTCGTTTTATTCTAAATAATGATCCAACTAATGATTCAAAATGTCAAAATTCATATGTTAAATTAAATGGAACACTGAAAAAAATAGATAAATTTTCATACGTCAAAATTCGAGCAAATCAATTAATGATTTTGGATGCATTAATGGAACACGGTGGTATTAAACCGAAATATAAAGAAAAACACGAATCATCATTCCGTTATTCTGAACATGCAGGAGTTTTGGAATTTAATAATAATATTTTGGAAAGAGTAATTATTTCTGGAACAACACAACGGTCAGATGAAGAAGATGTTGAAATTTTTTTACCAACTATGGGGAAAATGGCATATGACTATGAATATATATTTCATACACATCCTGCAACTCCAAAACCTGGAGGACGTGCCCAAGAAAATATTATGTATGAATTTCCCAGTATTGATGATATTTATCATTTTATTGAACATTTTAATAATGGTAAAGTTCAAGGTTCTATTGTTATTACACCTGAAGGAATGTATAATATCAGAAAAAAATCATTTGATAAAAAGAAAATTCAATATGATTTATCAATGGGTTCTAATCTACTCAAACTTATGTCTAAAGTACAGCATAATATTATCGGAAAATATGGAATTAATTTTAACAAAACATATTTCTATTCAGTGATTGCACAAGATACATCTTCTATTGATGAAATAAATAAACTCTTGAATACATATCAAATTCATATTGATTATTTCCCAAGACAAAAAACAAAAAAAGGTGATTGGATACTTGGAACAATTTATTTACCAATTTGTATGTCTTCATAATTGATTAAATTACTGATGAAATATATACATTGCAATTTTTTCAATAAAATATTTTATAATTCAAAATATTTTTAAATTTTTAATTTTTTTAATGTGGATATAATATATATCTATAAATGCAGCCTTTTTACTGGTCGTTTTTAACTCCCAAACAACAATTAATATCTGGTATCATTGCTATTGTAATTTTTGTTGTATTATTAGCATTAGTATGGATGAAAAAGAGCAAAAAAGAACATCTTGAAAATGTTGCTTCTAAACAACTAGCACCTGTTATTCCAGTACAAGAAGTGGTACCTGCTGAAAAAGCACATGCCATGGAAAGAAAAGTCGAAGAAATCCCAATCAAACCCCAAGTTTTAGATGCTGGTTCTGGTACCATTATGGCAGGTTCCGAACTTGTACCAGCACAACTTTTATCCCCATGGTATAAGGCATACACAGGTGAACAAAAGAATCATTATCTTCTTGATGATGGTGCTGATGGTGCCGCTGGACTCCAATTCAATATGTGCAGCAAATCATGCTGTGGAGAACAATATCCTCTACCATTCAAAATGCCAGTAGATTCTGCCGTATGTGATAATAAACAAGAATTCGTACCAAGCAATTATATGTGTAATAATGCATGGCAAGATTCTGGTTGTGTTTGCATGACCAAAGGTCAATCCGAATTACTCGGTAGCCGTGGTGGAAACGCATAATTTTTTAATTAAAAAATATTTTTAAAATATTTTTATGAAATAATATGATATATATGAATGTCTAAACTCAAATATTACATTACTTTAATAATAATCAGTATTCTTTTATTCATTATTTTTTATTATCAAAATTTTCAACAATTAAATGATTATAAATAATATGGATTTATAATATATTGAAAATGGGCGAATATACGAAAGAAGATAATACTTTTTATACAAATATACAAAAAATCAAAGATAAAAATAATTCAAATACTGCGTTTTCAGCAGTTAAAGTAGAAAATACATGTGTTATTGGAACTCAAAATGGAACAGTTGATGATTGCAAAAAAACATGTGATAACAATTTTAGTTGTTCAGGATTTTCTTTTTTTGAAGGTAGCGATACAGAGAAGGCAGGTTGTGTTTTTGTTGATAATACATGTATAAAAAAAGAAACAAATGATAATTTTGATTTCTATAAAAAACATGCTTTTTTTGCAATAGATAATATTTATTATTTTTATGGATCTGGAATATCATTTGTATCATTTTGTAGTTGTTGTTGTTGTATTATGATTATTTTATTAATTTTTATGATGAAAAAATAATTAAAATATTTCTAAATAATATATGAATTCGTTATTTATCATTGTTGCTATTTTAAGTATTATAATTATAGGATATTTTGCTATCGTTCAGGAGAAAAAAGAAGATTTTTCACTACCAAATTTTATTCAAGTTTTTCCAGAATGTGGTGATGCACCATTAAATGTATCATTTGTTCCAATTTATATCAATGAAAGTATGAATTTTACAATTGATTTTGGTGATAATTCGAAACATATTAGTAATTCTCTAGATGATGTTTATGGTGTTTATCATATTTACAAAAATGCTGGAATATATAATGGTTCAATTATTTTCAAAACATCCAAAAATGAACCAATAAAACAACAAAATTTTACCATCAATGTTAAATAAATGAAGTATTTTTAAAATATTAATATATATCAAAAATATATATTATTATAATGACACATTATTACGAAAGAAATATAGTTGATATTAAGAATGAATTATCCACTCATTTAACGGATATTCTTGTTCCTCTACTATATGAAGGAATTTTATCATTATACAATAATGCTGAAGAACGTAATAAAAAATTTGAATTACTTGCTCAACAACAAACTATCCAAGTTCCTGGAGTAATTAAATTATTTAAAGCATTTTTAAAAGGAATCCCTCAATTAAGTTCTCAAAGCGTTGAAGAAGAAACAAATAGAATTAGAACATTAAGTAATTGTGCTGATTTTTTTGATAATTTAATTAAAGCTGTTATTAAAAGTTATATAATATTACTGACATATAATGCTACTGGTAAAACATGTAATTTAGTTAATGATAAATATCATGAACGTATAAATATTAATGATTTTATTCATAAATGTTATATTTCGTGTTCTAAAATATTCTACGATAATCCTGAATTATTTTGGACAGAACATACTGAACAATTAATGAAATTATACAAAAATTCAGCATATAAATATATTAAACAAGCTATTATAGATGCAATTCATCAAACATTACCAATGAATTTAATTTTACAAGAATATTTAAGTCATGATTATATTGTCGAATCATCTGACCATAAATCTCAAGAAAAAACAGAAAAAGACATTTATTATTCCAATAAGAAAATTCTGGAATCTGAATCACAACAAGCTATGACAAAACAATTTGAAGAGAAATTCGAAATTTCCAAAAAACAAATTTTTGAAGCTGATTCAAATGAACCATCTGAAATACCAGAAAATGATGATGATAATGATGAAAAAGAATTAAAACAAAATTTAGAAAAAATCATCGCGCACTCTGAAAATAAACAACTATCCATACCAAAAGAAAATTTTATTAAATCTCCTGATAAAATTAATCCTCCACAATCATTGGAAAGACTAGAAAAAGCATTATCTGAACAAGAAATCAACCGTCATTTTGATGCTTTAGTAAATGATTAAATATTATTTTTTATCAAACTTTAACATATATGGAATATTTAAAAAATCCCATTATTATTGGATTAATTGTTAGTGGAGGATGTTATTTATATTTGAAATGGACAACACAAAAAAAACGCGAAGAAAATCCAAAGAAAAAAATTGCGGAACCCAAAATGTTATATCCAATTTTATTAGGTATCGTAGTATTTCTGGGAGTATCATTGTGGTTAAATACTGAACAAATTATTAAATCTGATAACATTCAAATTAAAGTTCCTATCGATATATCATCAAATTCACCAATCCCAATTATACCATCATTTAGTAAACAAGCAATTCCAAATGTTTTTATTGAAACAGCGTAGAAGTTTATAAATAATTTTAAAAATATTAATTATTTATATATGGCAGATCCACGTAATAATAGTGGAAAATTACAAATTCGTGAATTGGAATTAAGTAAAATGTGTAAAAATCCAGCTATCATTATTATCACGAAAAGAGGTGGTGGTAAAACTTGGGTTTGTCGTTCTCTGTTAGATCATTTTCGCGATATTCCAGTTGGTATAATTATTTCACATACTGAAAAAACAGATCCATTTTTTTCTAATTTTTTCCCACCGGCTTTTATCTATGATGAATATCGTCCTCAAATTTTTCAAAGGATTATTGCTCGTCAAGCTGCTATTCAAGAAAAAGCTAAAAATAAACTGAAATCTGGAAAAAAAATAGATACAAGATTGTTATTATTAATGGATGATTGTTTATCAAATAGTAAAGATTGGTCAAAAGATGAATCATTGAAAGAAATACTTTTTAATGGAAGACATTATGACATAACATATATTTTAGCTATGCAATCACCAATGGCAATTACTCCAGAATTGCGAGAAAATTTTGATTATGCTTTTTTACTTTACACTGATAATGTTTCACAACAAAAGAAATTATTTGAACATTATACTGGTATGTTTCCAACATTAAATGCATTCAAAGAAGTTTATGATAGATTAACAGAAAATTATGGTGTCATGGTTATCAAAAAACGTGATGTTTCTTCACGTGCCATTTCTGATAAAATATTTCATTTTAAAGCAAATAATATTTCACCTCAAATGATTGGTTGTCGTCAAATGGTTCGTTTCAATGATCATAATTATGATCCAAATTGGTTCAGGAAAAAAACACAAGGTATGTTTGACATCAATTCTTTCGTTAAAAAAAGGAATTCATGTTCGTTTGATGTTGAAAAACTTGATGCTTGGGGGAAAACAAAATACGAATAAATTAAATTTGAGATACGTAATATTTATTGACTGCTTCTTGTTTTCTTCTGTCGTAATTCATGATACCATTAACCCATGGTGTCTGATCTGTGAACAATGTCTTGAATATTTCTGAAACGTATGGTTGTTCGTTTTGTTCTTCTTCAAATGTTTTGGGAATATATCTGTATATGATTTTCGTTTTCGGAACTGGTGTATTTAATTTAGTTAAATTAACAGTTATAAATACAATACCACAAATTGTACATAATAATATTATAAATAAAAATAAACCTTGAATCATCACTATATATTTCTAAAAGATTAACTTTTATTTTTTTCAAAAATAAAAAAACTGTTGTAATGGAAAATCATCATCTCTATGAAAATGCGCACTGGACACATAATTCATACATTGGAGATTTTTTTCCATTACATTTCGGACACGTATACTTTATGGAATTACAATTGTAACAACAGTCGTAATTTATTCCTTTCTTTCCTCCACAATTCGGACAAATTAATTTAGGATCTTCTGTAGATTGAACATGTATAACTTCAATCTTTTTGGTTATAACTATTGGTGGAGGTATATGCGAAACTATTTCATCATCACATTCGTCAGCCCAAGATATGATTGGTTTCATATCAGCAATCATTTTTTCCCATGTCATGGTTGCCATAATTGATAGTTGTTTGTTTAGCAATTTGTTAAATGGTTTGTTTCTAATTGTAATTTATTAATATCATAGTCAGTAATTTAGATTTTTCAATTTTTTATCATTTTGTAATGATAAAATATTATTCATAAATGTTTATTGTTTCTTGGATTTCTCTAGAAGCTTGTTGTAAACTTCTTGTAGTTTTTGAACGCTTCCTGCAAGTTCTTTCACTTCCTTCTTTTCTTCGTCGAGTTTCTTTTCGTCTTCATTAACTTGTGTCATTACTTCCTTCACTTCTTCTTCCTTCATGGGTTCGGGATTCTTACTTTGTTGTTTCTTAGTATGTTTCTTGCGTAGTTTATCTCTCATGTTTTCTGATCTGTTTTGTTCGTTTAGTTTCTTGTTATTTTCAACTGCTTGTTCAATATATTTCTTCTTTCTTTCAGTTTCATGTTGTTTCTTGAGATAGAGATTCTCCTTGACTGTTTTCATTAGATCATTTAGTTCCTTCTCGTGATATTCTTGGTTTTCTACTGTTTCAGGATCTTGTTCCCATGGAAGCCATTTGAATCCTTCTCCAACATATACATGGAAATCAGGATCGAGTTTCTCTTGGATCATCTTGGCATGTGCTTCAGCTTCTTGTCTGGTGGCAAATGCTCCACGGAATTTTAGACCCCGTAGTTTACAGTTTTTCACTCCCTCGGGAGAAAGGAATGAAACACATATCCATTCTTGACCATGAATAACTGGATCTTCGTCAAGATAATCAATTTGTTTAGGTTCTGCCATTAATAATATATACTTATGTATATGGTTATTTTTATATTGTTTGAACACATCATAAATAAAAAAAATTTAATGTGTTATATCAATTCCACATTCTAATAATAGTTTTTTTGATGAATAATCTATATTGTTTTTATCAATTTTTAAATCTGATAAATAAGGCATTTCTATTAAATATTTTAAAGCATTATTTTTCTTTGTAATTTCAACAGTAGTTCCTCTAATATCTAAACTTTGACAACATTTTAAATTTTTGAGACAGTGATATGATACAAATGTATTCTTCAAATTAATTATTTCACAATTTTTAAGATATTTGGTTTCTTGATTATTAATCTCTGTTAAATTTAAATCTACTTCCTGACAATTTCTTAAATGATAACAACTATCAACTCGGTTTCTTCCAACTTTAACAATATTAGCATATTTAAAATATTCAACTGATGGATACGAATCGTCATTTTGAGTTAAATTAATGGAATAACAATTTTGTAAATGTTCTGAGTCATCACATGATATAGATGATTCAATCATATTAATTTTATGACAATTCTTCATCATTTGTTTCATATCATATATAGTATTTACGTATTTTAATTTAATAGTATGACAGTGTTGTAATTGACGACATATTTTTTTGGTAATAAATTCTGCTCCGTAAATATTAAGTTTGCGACAGTTTTTAATTTTAGAAATACATCTTTCAGCCATTCGTGGCTGTGCTAATATTGTAGCATATCTCAAATCAATTGAATTCATTCCATTCAAATATTTCATTGATTCAACAGTAATTTCCGAATTTTGTACTAAAGCAATATTTTTAATTTTAAAAAATTGAGTTAATAATTTTAGTCTTAAATCTGTCGTGAATGGATAACATTTAAATTGAAATCCATCAAGATTATTTCTAATTATATCAGTCATATTTTTGTTCAAAAATAATAGTTTTAAATTTGACGTTAATGGTAAATGTTGTATTATATTACTTATAAGTGTATTCATTCTTATTATAATTCATATTATTTTATTTTACTTTACTTAAAATAAAAACATCAATTTTTTAAATACTAGTATAAAATTCCGATTTTAATTCATCACAAATTTGTTTCCATAATTTGTCTTGTAAACGTAGTTTTTCACGACTTTTTAAAAGTGGAAAATATGGAATAAATTCATCCATTTTTAATAATTGAAAAAATTTATGTAAGACATATGAATAACTTAAAAAGTTAGTTCTTTCCTTTGGACAAACTTTGGAAAATGGTTCTTGAATTTCTTTAAACATTTGTTTAATTTCTTCTTCAGTTTCTCTACTGAGTGTTGGTGGATGTCTTCCCGAAATTTTACTGATTATATGGGGAATATGTTCGTAGTATTGATGTAGTTTTAATTTTTTAAGTATTCCTTTCATTTCTACTATCGATAGTAGTTGTAAATCTTTGATTCTTGACCGTTTTAATTCTGATAGAATCGAATCATAGACTTCTTTCGGAATATCTGTTGACTCCTTTGCTTGAAATTGGTTTAGCCCCTATCGGGTTTTTACAATACCAGTATAAATACTGATACCCATTATACTCAAATGAATAGGATATTTCGTATAATGCCTAGGTTTCCCTAGGGAGTAGACTATACCTTAAGCCGATACTAAAGTATCAGCCCATCTCCACCTAGTCGTTGAGGGTTTTCCATATTCTTGAAAAAGAATTTAGGAACTTCCCTGCGGATTGTCCATGTATTCTTAACATTTTTACCATTGGGTTCGGCTATTAACCGAGTTCCTTTATTACGTTTCCATAATAAAGTGGTAGTTAAGACTTTAGGAGATTCCCGCATTTCGAAGATGTTGCTAACATATATGCCTATTATAAAAAAATATATATGTTAACTAGCCAGTAACACGCTTTTCACGCTGACTGTTGGGAGCAGCTAAATAAATTATGTCTTGTTTTCATTGAGTATTTTTTTAAGATATTCTAATATTAATTTATATTTTTCTTCCAGTGAAATTCGAGAATCATTAAATTTCTTGTTAAGATAATTACCATCTTTCGTTTTAAAGTTAGTTATTTCATAACCAATTTGTTTTCCTTTGCAAAAAACACGATAAATAGATTTTGGTAATCCAGTCTGAATAGATACAGTATTTTTTAATTCTTCTCCAACATCATATGTTTTATCATTAAATTTAGAATCATTATTCAAAACTTTTAAAAAGTTGATGTGTTTTTTAGCAGCTTTTAAATTTCTGCAATTATGTAATATTTGTGTAAATGCTTTTTTTGGATAAGTTCCTCCGGATACACATGGATAACCTTCAACATAATATCCTTCCACATGAACATCGCGCATAATTGGAAATACATATTTTGGACATCGTTTCAGGGCTCTATCAGTTGCTTCTTGAATCAATTCTTTTTTTCGTTCTTCAGAAACATTATTTTGATCTCCACCCTTTGTTAAATTATATCCATTTGGATGTAAAGTATTATATTTTTCAACATAATATGTTTCCCAATAATTGAGTTCATTTTCCGGAACTTCGCGAAGATTACACCAAAGAAATGAAATTCTTCCATATTGTTTAATTGCTTCATTTAACAATCTACAATGTATTTCATTACTTTTATATGCTTCCCGATAATGGGAATTAACTCTTCTTTCTCCACTCCATTTAACATTACCTGATGTATAATTCAGTGCTTGACCGATATACATCTTTCGCGTGATAAAACATTGCATAACATAAATAACACCATAGCCTTTCTTCATTTGGATATTGACCATTTTTGTTTTAATGATTACTGTATGAAAAAATATAATTTAATATTTAAAATATCAATTTTTAAAGACATAATTTTCCAATCAACTCCACAAGATGGTTTAATCTCTTGTATGGATATAACGGTTTCGAACCGTCCGATTCCTTATAGTTAGGTATATCACTTTCTATGATAGCATTTTCAGCATTTCCACAGACATTACATATATACATTCCTTCCGTTTGTGAAAGGATTCTTTCGACATTACATTTTTCACAAATTTTGACAGAATTATATTGACGTTTAACATTACGTTGATTTGTATAATTATTGATTGATTTCATATATTGTTCGTATAAATAAGCTCGATTTTTTGGTAAATTACTTCGAATAGTTCTGATATTATCTGATGTAATCATTTGAGTTTTGTCAGGTATTGATTCAGAAACAATATCTGATGTTTCTGATTGAAATTCAGTAACATCATCTGCTGGAATTTCCGGAGTTTTATCAAAAAACCCTAATATATTAGATTGTGGTTGTTGAACACGTGAACGTTTACGATTTTGTTTTTTTTGTGTTACTAAAATTTGATCGCTTAATGAAACAGTTTGTTCTGGTGAATTTGATGTATTATCTTTATCAGCATTATCAATAATATCATAATATTTCACTAAAATATTATCTATTTTACTGTAGTAATCCATTTCAGTTTCGTAATTAGAAACATCATTAATTTCTTGTTGTAATAATTGTATTTCTTCTTTAATTGTAATTTTTTGTTTAATATCGTTATCTGATAATTTAGAATGATTTTCAGAATTCAATGAATTTAATTTTTTTGTTAATCTGACAAGTTTATCTTTTTTAACATTCAAAGAATTTCGTGATTTTTCAAATGATTTCATGTAATCACGATGTGTTGCATCAAGAGTGCTTATTTTTTCTTGATTTTTCAACTTGTCAGGTTTATACTTGAACATTATGTATTAAATATATAACTTCTTTTTTATATCATTGTGAAAAAATATTATTTTATTTTTTGCGTTTTGAAATGTTTAATTAAATATTAGATTCATTTTTATTAAAAATATACAGTTATTTGATGATAAAGAAATATACAATAAAGATATAGATTGAATTAATATTCTTCCATAAAATGAATGATGATTCTCGTGAAATATTGATTTTAACTTTACAAACATTAATAATAATGAATGCGATGTCATGTGGGTGGAGAGTTCGACGTCTTAATAATAAACAAATTGAATTAATAAAAAAATTTGATAAAAATGAAGACTATGATAAAATATGTAATACGATATTTCTCAAATAAAAATTATTTGTCGTTGATAGAGTGATTTTTTTTATGCGTTCGTTTTGTATAAACCGATGAAAGACATATAGTTTGTAGTATTGTTATATAACACCCTATAGGAATTATATAACATTTATAATAATTTTAAAATTATTATAAAATTTTTTTTCTTATACTATCATATACAATAAGAAATGGCAGGAGGACTAATGCAACTCGTAGCTTATGGTGCTCAAGACGTATACCTAAACTAGTTGGGTAGAAAAGCGATCGGCTTTAAGTATGTGGATACCTTAAAGAAAAATCCGTTGATGTTCCACTATCTATATAAACCTGCATATATAGTTAATCACAATCGCTAGTGTTTGAGAATATATATGTTCTTAAATGCTACACTGTCAAACTGCTGGAAACTCCTAAAGATCAATATACCAAACAACAAAGGTAACTTTGTTGCGGCTACGAATTAACGTAGGTATGGTGATAATTATTGATATGATTTACACAATGTGTAATGAAATGGACAATCAGCAACTAACTCCTATTATTTGTTATGATTAGAATAATAGGAAGGAGCTCAGAGACTAAATGGCAGTGGGTCGGAGATGATCCAATCAATCATCGATGAAGATCTAAGATATAGTCCACTCCCATATGAAAGTATGGGAACCAAGTGAACTGGAAACCCCCAAATTACCTTCTTCAAGGTAGTTTACAGACGCCACACTAACTTCTCAATGGAATGCATTGAACAAGTACCCTCAGGAAACCCTGATTTTGGACGCAGAGTATCAGTCACAGTTCTAAGAAACGGTGATCTTGCAACTCGTCTATATCTCCGTGTAGTTGTCAACTCAGTTGTTGATGCTGCATTCGCATCTGCCGGAGGCAAATTCGCATGGGTACGTCGTCTAGGTCACGAACTCATCCGCGACATTGATGTTGAAATCGGAGGATCTCAAATCGATAAACACTACGGAACATGGATGGACATCTGGTACGAACTCACCCACACTTCTGAACAAGAACGTGGATACAAGAAATGCATCGGTGATGTCCCAGAACTCACTGAACTCGTTGCCGGACGTGCTGACGGAACATTCAAGGATGAATTCACCATGTTTATCCCTCTCCAATTTTGGTTCTGCCGTAACCCCGGACTATCTCTACCACTCATCGCCCTCCAATACCATGAAGTTCGTCTAAACATCGAATTCAACGCAGCCAGCAAACTCGGTGTGTTCACTCATGGTTTTGACACACGCAAACTCAGCATGAAGGAAGCAACACTCCTCGTTGATTACGTATACCTCGACACCGAGGAACGTAGACGTTTCGCCCAAGTTGGTCATGAATACCTCATTGAACAACTCCAATTCACTGGTTCCGAATCAGTCCCAACATCTGCATCCGGCTCAACCAGCATGAAATCCAAACTCCAATTTAACCACCCCACAAAGGAACTCGTCTGGGCAATCCAAGGTGGAAACTTCACCTCTGGACAAAGTTTCCTTGCCTACACCCACCAAGATGACTGGTCTTCAGCTCTTGATGAAGCCTCCCTCAACATTGCCACTGGTATGTTCGAAGTTGGAACATCTGTACCATCAGGATGCGTTGATGTAACATCCGGTGGAAGCTTTGCCTCCAGCACAGTAACATCCCACATGACAAACGTTGATGTATCTGGTGCCAACGCATCTGGCTACGTCCTTTACATGCGCAAGGATGTATTCAGCGCCAACGCTGCCAAATACAACCTTGGTGACAAGATAGACTTCGTTGCCATCACATTCGACTCAGCCGGTACTGGAATCGCCTCAATCAAAGTACTCGCCCACACAATGTCTCTCCGTGACGTCAGCATCCCAGTCTCCGGCTGGTCTGATCTCCGTCTAAACAACGTTTCTGGTGTTAACGCACTCGACGTCGTTGTTTTCCAATGGCACAACTTCGGTGTCCTACTCGACGGTTCTGGCAACCCAGTAGACACCGCCCTCATCCAACTCAATGGACAAGATCGGTTTGATACTCGTGAAGGATCATACTTCAACTACGTACAACCCCTCCAACACCACACTCGTACTCCTTGCGATGGTATCAATGTTTACTCATTCGCCCTCCACCCCGAACAACACCAACCCTCTGGCACTGCTAACCTTTCTCGTATCGATAGCACAATGCTCAACCTCGCTCTCCGCGATCCTTCTCTCGTATCTGCACCAGCCAACTCTCCTTCACTAAACTTCTTCACAACTGACACTCTCCTCCATGTATTCGCATTTAACTACAACGTGTTACGTATAATGTCAGGAATGGGAGGTCTCGCCTTCAGTTCGTAGGGCAAAAAAGCATTCAAGCCATGTACATATGAGCTCTGTATATGGAAAAACTTTTGAGGTCTCAAAATCTATAATTATAGATTATACCCAGATGCTAGTAGATTTGAAAACAATCTGCAACAAGACCAAATTGCAGGAAACCCCTAAAGTCTTAACTACCACTTTATTTTGGAAACAGAATAAAGGAACTCGGTTAATCGCCGAACCCAATGGTAAAAATGTTAAGAATAAATGGGCAATCCGCAGCCAAGCTCCTAAAGTCGATATGATAAGACTATGGAGAAGGTTCAACGACTATATGGTTTTGGGTTTGAGAAGTTTAATCAACTTCGATGATAGCTTAAGAGATAGTCTAGTCCCCGGAGAATATCCGGTAAATACTCCGAAAGGAGGGGTAGAAACGACTCTAACTAAACAATTCAATTATTTTTATTATTTACAACTTTTTTTACATTTTGATTTTTTTGTATTTAAAAATACAAAAAATTGAAATTATGAATTCATAAACAATCATATCTATAATAAAGAATAGATACAATCTATGGAAAAAGAAGAAATTGAAAAACCATGTTTTTTAAAGAAAGTACAAGTTGAATACAATGGAAATAATTATGTTGTATTAACTATTAAAACAATTAAAGAAAATCAACAATATGAAATGCCAATTCTAATTGATACATCAGATTATAATAGGCTCAAACCAATAAGATGGTTTAGAGAAAATAATTATATTTGTAGTAGTAAAATGGAAAAACTTGTTAAAACAACAACATATTTACATCAATTTATTATGAATCATATTTTTGATGGAACATTATATGTTGATCATATTAATCGTATAACACAAGATAATCGTAAAGAAAATTTAAGATTAATTACTCAAACTGAACAAAATTGGAATCAAAAGAAAAGAATTCGAAAAATAAACCTTCCAGAAAATTGTGGATTTGAACCAGATAATATACCAACGAATATTGATTATATAAAGGAAAATGGTTCTCATGGTGATTGTTTTGAAATTGTTATTAAAGTTAATAGTATTAAAATTTTCAGAAAGAAAACAACGAAAAGTAAAAAAGTTTCACTACTAGAAAAATTACAAGAAGCTAAAAAAATTCTTAAACAAGTTGAAACAGAAAATCCAGAATGGTTTGAACGTAAATGCTCGAATGGAGAATTAAGTGAAATTGGAAAAAAATTATATAAATCATATTTTGAAATTCTTAAAATAGCAAAAGTTAAAGATCCATTTAATAACTATAATGAAAATTAATTTATATTTTTTTTTATTCCTACACATTTCACAAGTTTTAAAATTTGCCGAATAAAAACATTTACGACACGTTGAACAAATACTTAAATTTTCCAACATATCTTTTGTATAAGTTTTCATATACGAATGTAATGAACAAAATTCTCCAAGTTGCGAAACTTTATTTCTACAGGTTTCCATGTTTCTATCAATAGCGGAACATTTGATTTTCTTAGATGATGCTTCAGCATTGGATTTTTTCGCATCATCAGTACATACTGGACATCTTTTAAGAGTTCCAAATTCATATATCATATTTGTACATCTGCTACAACGAATTAATTTCTCCATCATATCTTGCGTATATTCTTCAAGATATAAATGACGTTGACAAAAATTGTGTTCTGGTATAATTTCATTTTTACATTGTTTATTTAAGTTTAATTTTCCTTGACATGCTGTTGTTGTCATTGGAAAATTAATAGTATATTTTTTTAATTCATCAAAATCTTATATTAATTTTTTTTCATTTTTTTAATTCTATTGATATATTATATGTCTCAACCACATCCAATAAATAATAATCAAGATATGATTGAAGGATTTGATGGTATACCATCTGCAAATAAATTAATGCCATCAATGGAAACATTATCTACACTATCATCATTATGCTGTTCTTGTTTCTTTTGCTGTATGCTGTTATTGATATTGTTATCTTTCGGTAAAAATTTACTTTCACAATAATTCATTTTTTATTTATTAAAAAAATGAAAAAATAAACTTATACAAAAGAATTTATATAATAATATAGATAAAATGGTTAATATATTCATAATAAAATTACAAAAAAACAAATATTACATTGGAAAAACAACCAAACCAAATTTTGATATAAAAAAACATTTTAACGCCGATGATTTAGATTGGACAATAAAATATAAACCTCTTGAACTTGTAGAATTTATAACTAATTGTCACGAAGATTCTGAAAACGACTATATATTTAAATATATTTCAAAATATGGATTAAATAATGTTAGAGGTGGAGAATTCAATTCTTGTAAAATAAATATATCAGAAAAAGATTTTTTTGAAGAAATGTTTAATGATAAAATAGATAAATGTTTCATATGTGGAAGTGATGAGCATACTGTAAGTGAATGTAATAATGAAGATTGCTTTGAAAATAATGAAATATTTTGTTGTCATATTTGCAATGAAGAATTCCAAATATTCAATGATTTATTAATGCATCAACGAACATGTAAATCAACTAAATGTGAAAAATGTACTAAATGTGGAAAATATAATCATAATGCAAGAAGATGTCCATCAAAATTGAAACCGAGAAATACCAATAATAAAACAGAATTTTTTTATGAATAAAAAATGAAAAAATAATATTAAAATATATTTTTCATTAATATTATCAAATAAAATGGGTCAGGATACTTACGTAAACAATGGAATTTATGTGTCAATTAAACTAACATTTGAAAATTTAAATTTAATCAATAAAATGATGCAAGAAAATATTGCAATTCATTATCAAACTGATCCAGATTGTAATGACGATGAAGTTCGGGAAATTGTCGATATTGATAATTACAAAAAAATTATTAATGCCAAAACAGAAGAAGAATTTAACCAAGAATTAGAAAATACTGAATTAAAACCAAAACAAAAATTAATGTGTTTAATACAAGTTTTTCAATCATATGCAAGAAATATTTCTCGAAGAGATAATCCATGGATTTTTGGTCATTGTGATTTATCATTTAATAAAATGATTAAACAATTTAAAGAAGCAAGAAAGAAATTTATTGATTTAGGATTTCCAAAGAAGAAAATTCATTGCGGTTATTCATTTGTGGATTCTTA